AGTTTATAATTCAATTGAAAGTTTCTAAGGTCAGTGCCACCAAACAACAATTCAACGTTTGGATTTAAAATAACGCCACGGGTAGAAGAAAATATATCATTCTGACTAAGTTGTTCGCCAGTAATTTTTGAAATAGTTTCTCTGATGACTTTATTTCCTAAATTAGGAATAGCTTGTCCCATACCAGTTCCTAAAGCAGTTGCAGCATTTTGAAGTCCTTCGCCAAGATCACCAGAACCAGCTGTAATCAATGCATCTCTACCAATGTTACTGAATGCTTTACCACTCCAGTTTGCTCTATATCCAGTCGAAACATCTTCTGGCATATAAAGAACTACACTTTGCTGTGAAGTTTTCTCATAAAAAGATTCATCAGTAACACTTTGATTATACGCACCCAATCCATCACTGCTTTTATTTGTCTGACCTTTGTTTATACCTTGGAATGGTGGTTTGTATTCATAAAATTCAAATAAAACATAATCAGTATCATATGCCATGGCAGCATCTTGAGGATATCTTAATGAACCAGTTACACTACTTTGTCCTGGCAAAGAGAGTACCTTGTATCCACTATAAGAAGAACCATTACTTTTTCTATATTCTGTTGATGATATTTTTTCCCACTTTCCGTTCGTATGTTTCCAGTGTTGCAACACTGTAGTACCATCAAGTTTTTTTGCTTGAGTTACAGTAGTATCACCTTCTTTTCCTTCTTTTGTGGGAACATTATTGAGTAATGGTCCTTGATTTAATCCTAAAGCACTCATTACTTAGACATCTCCTGTGATTGTTTGGTTCCGTATCCTTTTACGATGCGTTGCCCTTTGATTTTATCGTAGAAACTCTCATCAGTCTCTTCCCAAACAATCTTTTGATCTATAGGGAAGACCATACCATTTAGATCTTTCACAAAATCTGCTGTCGGTAGTAGAATGGCAGTGTCCCATTCAGTGGCAGCGAGATCAAGATATAGTCCTTCTACATGTGCTGATAGATATTTATGAAAACACTTCTTGGGTATGTCAATTCTACCCTGCATCAACTTTTTGGTTGCTTGTATTCTTTTCTTTGGTGACAAGTAATGTAAGTTAGCACCCCAAAATTCACTTTTACCTGCTGCTTTAATAACATAAACTAGAGGAAATCTGTCATAATAAGGCAACCATTTCATTTTTGCCTTATACTCAAACATATACAAATGACCTGCTACTGTGTAACGACGCAACTCATTAACATCTTGTTCTTTCGCAGCACCAGTACGATCTCTACGTTCGTCTAGAATATATTTGTTAAAATTTTTCTTGTATTTACTTGCTTCTGCTTTTACAGCACTACGATACCAACTAAGAGATTTTTTTTCTCCTGCTGTTTTAGCATTAACTCTTTCAAAGAGTGTTTTATATCCAGGGTTTTTATTAACCGTATTACGCTGGATAGTTGAAAAACCAGTTGCCATTTTAGACTCCTAAGTGATCTTCGGTAAGTATTAAGAAGTTCATCTGCCTGTCTTCACAATACTCTCGCGCAGCAGACCACTTAGCGTAGTTCTTCGCAAATGTTAGAGCAGCATTACGATAGGCAGCAGTTTTTTTGTTTTTGTCATTCGGGGGTTGGGTTTGTTTCTTGGGTTTAATTTCGATAATATATTTGGTTAACTTACCATTTTTTTCTTTTACTTTAATGTAAAAGTCTGGAAAGTATCTCCTCACTCTACCATCGGGAGCACGATAGGGAATGATTACCTCTTCGCTCCCCCACTCTATTATCGAAGGATTATTATCACAGAACACCATGAACTTTCGTTCCCATAATGATCTATAGATAACGCGAGTTGGATTGCCACGATACTTGCCAGGATTGATGGGTTTGTACAATCCAGAGTATGCCATAAATATAGTTGGACCAACATAGGTATTTAGTGTGTCAATTGATCGCTTCTTAACAACTATGGCAGCAAACGGCGGAATGTCGTTTTCTAATAATTTTATCGTGAAATTTATTAATCCTCCTTCAGGATTGACACCTCTCCCTAATGGAACTCAAGGTGTATCTGGAACAAGTGATTATTTTGAGATGTTTTGTAACGAAGCACAATTACCTAATACAAATACCGCCCAGGGTCAAACGAATGGAATTTATGTTGGTAGTGGATCTATAAATTATCCACACACAAGAGTATTTACTGAAATACAACTTGGATTTTTATGTGATGCTAATATGACATCATTAAAATATCTACAAGATTGGGTTGATATGATTTTCTCGGGTGATGAAAAATATGGCGAGATGGGATCTAGTTTTCAATCTAAATCAACAGAGGAGATGAGAACAGCAGCACATGGTCCAACAAAAGTTGAAAATAGAAACATTAGATTAAAGTATCGTGATGAATATGCGTGTGATATTGCGATAACGAAAACTGAAATTGGACCTGGAGGAGCAGCACAAAGAGCATCGATAACATATATTTTGGAGAAAGCATATCCATATGCTATTGATGCTATTCCTCTACAGTTTGGATCAAGTCAACTCACTCAAGTAACAGCACAGTTCTCTTACATGAGACATCATGTTATAAAAAATGACATCAGAAATATAGGCAAAATTAATATTCCAATTCCATAAAACTGGGAAAAATTTTCCCGCTAATTTTTGATCAAAAAAGTCGCGCTAAATATACATATGATCTGATCTAAGCATAATGGCATTACCACAGGTATCGCTTCCAACATATGAGTTGGAAATTCCTTCAAATGGAAAAACTCTCAAATATCGTCCATTTGTTGTTAAAGAAGAAAAGTTACTTCTCCTGGCACTGGAATCTGGAGATGATAAGCAAATTGAAGATGCTACTAGAACTCTATTAAAGAACTGTATTCAATCTCGCGTCAAATTAGAAGATTTGGCATTTTTTGACTTAGAGTATATTTTCCTTCAGATTCGTGCAGTGTCTGTTGGTGAAGTTGTCGAAATGATGCTAACATGTGAAGATGATGAAGAAACACAAGTTCGTTATAATCTCAACCTAACATCAGTTGAAGTTTTTAAACCAGAAGGTCATTCCAATAAAATTATGCTATCTGACACGATGGGCGTAATTATGAAATATCCATCATTTGATGAATTTGTAAAAGTGTCAATTATTGGAAAAGACACTTCTAGTGAAGTTATTGAAATTATGGCAAAATGTGTCGATCAAATTTTTGACGGTGAGGATGTTTACGACAGTTCTACAACTTCGAAAAAAGAATTTGTTGAATTTATTGAAGGTTTGACAAATAAGCAATTTGAAGATGTTCAAAAATTCTTCGAAACTGCTCCTGTCTTGAAACATGAGATTAAGATTAAAAATCCAAACACTGGTGTAGAAAATAACTTTGTTATTCAGGGGTTAGCAAATTTTTTCGGATAGCACTCTTCCATAATACTTTGGAGGGGTATTACAAGACCAATTTTGCTTTGATGCAGCACCATAAATATAGCTTGACAGAGATTGAGAACATGATGCCTTGGGAAAGGCAAGTTTATACTAGTCTTCTCATGCAATATCTAGAACAGGTTAAAAAAGAACAAGAAGCAGCATCTAGACAGTAATGGCACACGGTTTTCTATCACCACAAGCAGTAACAGGAGAAGGACTAGGAATCCCAGGAATCCCATATAAGAAATTATTTGATGGGATTAGAAGTCTTTTTCGTAAAGATCTCCGTGTTGTCAATGCAAATGTCAAAGAAGTTCGTGATTTAATAGAGGGAAAAAATCAGGCAAAACTTCCACCAGCAGCAACAAAAATACTTGGTGGTTCTTCTGTAAAAGGATTACTTGGTCCTGCTAGTGGTGGATTAGCAAATCGTGGTGCCAATGGTTTAGTTGAAAAAAATCCCACTGATATTGACTTAAAAACAGGTAAAAAACTATTAACACCTGGCGGTCCTAGGCTTCAGGGTGGTGGTGTAACCTCAGCAGCAGCAACATCAATAAATCCAGATACTTTTTTCAATAGAGCTCAAACTGGTGTCGGATCTGACGGCGAATATTTAACAAAAGCACAAAGGATTGCTGATTTCAAAGCAGGAAGACAACCTAGACAAACTGATGGACCTTCAATTACACCAGACAGTGGTGTTGATATCGTCGCTGCTGTTAATAGGAATACAGAAGCAATCGTTGCTCTATCTAATCTAACAAAAGAGCAAACAAAAGAGCAACGCTCGATGCATAACGAGGAACAAGCTCAATCTGATAAATTAGCAAATAGAGCACTCGCTAGAGCAGAAGAAAAAGAATTAGAGAAAGGTAATGATCTTTCAAATTTTCTAAAAGCAGAAAGATTTAAGAAAAAAGAGAAATCACAAGGTGGCGGCGGTGGAGATGATGGTCTATTTGACTTCCTAGATCTTGGATTAGATGTCCTAGACCTTATGGGTGGCGGCAAGCGCAAACGTCGTGGTGGTAGATCTGGTCGTCGTCCTGGCGCTAACAGAAGACCTCCTAGAATACAGGTCCCTAAACCTAAACCAAGAGGTGCTGCTCCTATCCCCCGCATAAAACCTCCTGCTCCTAAAGGTGGTTTAAAACTCCCTGGTATGCCTAAAGGTGGTTTAAAACTCCCTGGTATGCCTAAAGCACTTAAAGGTATTAAAGGTGGTGGTGCTCTATCACTCCTGCTTGCTGGAATGGAGTTTAGTGGGAGAAAAGCAGAAGGTCAGAGTAATCTACAAGCAGGTGTAGGTACTGCTGCTGGTGTTGCTGGTGGTCTTCTTGGTGCTAAAGGTGGTGCCGCTGCTGGTGCTGCTATTGGTGCTCTGTTTGGTGGTTTTGGTGCAATTCCTGGTGCCGTTATTGGTGGAGCACTTGGTAGTATTGGTGGATCAATGCTCGCAAGTAATGTTGCTGACATGGCAACAGGTGCTAATAACGTGGGTGGTTTTTCGAGCGGTGGTATTATTACTAAACCCACCCTTAGTATGATGGGTGAAGGTCATAAGAAAGAAGGTGTTTTCCCGTTAGAAGGAAAAGAAGGAAAGAAAACATTTGCAATGTTTGGTGAAGGTCTTATAGAAGCACAAGACAAAGCAAAAGATAAATTTGCTAAAATACAAGCTGCTGGTCTTAAATTCTATTTCCAGAATCAAGATGGATTTAAGTTTTTTGGAAATATACTTAAAATTGCTTTTGCTCCGTTCCTTGAACCACTAAAAGCATTGAGTGGTTTAGGTGGTGGAATATTAAATTCTTTACTGGGTGGTGCTGCTAATGCTGGCACTCTTGGTTTTGGTGGTGGATCATTTGTAGGTGGTGGCACAGGAGAGCAAAATCTTGCGGCATTCCTATCAACTATGGAAGCGTCGGGCAATCAAAACCAAGCAGACGCATTCCAAGTAATGCTTAATAGAGCCGCTGATGCACAAGCAGGTGGTTCGATGAAAGCATATGGCACTAGTTTGGGAGATCAAATTACTGCTAGAGAGCAGTTCTCGCCAATATCCTCAGCAATTTATGGTGTTAGTGCTGATAGTGCTGCAGCAGCAAAATATGGTCCTATCTCAAGAGCATTGGGTAGTAGTCCAGAAGAAAGAAAGAAAAGATTACTTGAGATTGCTTCTCAACCAGACGGACTAGTTGCGCTACAAAAACTATTTGGTGGTGGTTCTGCTTCGGATGCGGCAAAAGTATTACAAGATTTCAAATCTGGTGGATCATTATCTCAACAATCTGCTAGTGACATTGGATCTATGGTATCCTTCAGAGGATATAGATCTGGTTCTGGAGATTTCAATAGAGGAGCAGGTGGAAACTTCTTCTTTGATCAAGGATCAAAGGGTAAAGTAGGTTCACTATCTCAAGTTTCTCCTGGTGAGGGTCCTGGTTCTCCTGCTGCTGCTGGTAATCTTGCCGCTGCAGCACAGCAATTGAAGGGTATGAGTACAGCAGGTGGTCCCGATGGAGGTCGAAATGGTTGTGTTTATGCTGTAAATAAAGTATTTTCTAGAGCAGGAATTACGCCACCATGGGGATCATCATTGTATGTTCCTGATGCCGAGAAATCAATGATTGATGCTGGTTGGCAGCAAATTCCATATGGTCAGCAACAACCTGGCGATGTGTTTGTTATGAAAGATAGGAAATCTCCACCACAAGCACATATTGGTGTCGCAACTGATAATCAGATGATTCTGTCTAACTCATCAGGTGAAGCATCAATGAATTGGTCTGATACAGCACAGGGATATAACCAATACTATGGTGGAGTTGGTGCGTTATATAGAATGCCAGGAGGGCAAACAATCGCTACAGCAAATGCGTCACCTTCTGCCCCTGGTACTCCACTAACAGCAGAACAAAAAGCAAAAATATTCCAAAATTCTGGAATGTCTGCTATGTCAGCAAGTACAATAACTGGTTCTACTCCTGGTCCAGTTCCAGCATCACCTGCTCCTGGCACTGCTAACAGCGGAACGCCTATTATGGCAACATCAGCACAAGTAGCGTCTGCTTCTGCTATTCCAACAGCAACACCTACAATTATTAATAACTATTATGGTGGTGGTGGAAACCAACCAACTGGAGTTAATCCAAATGGTGTTTCTGCTGGTATTGATATGAATGCGGCAGGACTTTCTGCTTTCCAAGATTTAAAAATTAGGTCTCTAT